CTAGCAAGGTTTGTATCTCTTATCAGAGACAGAAAAGAACTCTCCATCACTTGCACATCTGATTATCGCATATTGTCCCAATCCAGTGTTGAGAACGAACCACTCCTGAGTAGGTGCAATCAAATGACCAATATGCTTTCTTGGGTCAGAAAGACCTGTATTTTCGCTCATTTCTTTCCACCTAAAGAGACTTCCTGTTTCCTTTCATGAAGGTCTCTAGTTTCTTGTGGACTTCCTCAAGAACGACAACATCCTGTTTGTTGTGCTGAACGATGTAACTCATCGAATGAGGGTTGACCATTGCGGTCTTCCAGATGGTCGGTTCTAGGGGTGACTTCTCTTCCACATGGAGTAAAGACGCTACAGAGGCTAGTCTGTTGGAGTGCAACTGTAGTTTGCTCTTGACCAGATAGTAGAGGTCAACGTGCTGAATCTCTCCATAGGCAGGGAACTCAAGACCCCAATCCAAGGCTCTCGTCCTAATCATAGGCATATCGAAGCCAGTTCCGTAGTAAGTATAGAGAACATCAAACTTTCTCATGGTGTCTATACAAGCCTGAGTCGTTCTCTTGTCGAAAGTCTCAGCAAGTGGTTCGTCTGGAACCTGCATACAGTCCCAGAGAATTTCTTTAGGAGAACTATCTCGCGGCTTGATTGCCCATGAATACATGATGTTGAAGTCTCCCTGTAGACCGTTGGCTTCAATATCTAGATAGCCTAGTCTCAGGTCTTTGCTCATGTATTCCTCTTGGAACCTTCGCCAGCAGTTCGGATGTCCTTCGCCAGTGTGCGCGTGTTCGCACTTCCACAGCGCGGGACTAATCAGTGGTTTCTTACCTTTCATAGCATACCCACCCTCATGATGGTATTTAAGGATTCGTTAAATTTCGCGTCCATTGGTTGTAGATACGCGAACAGTCTACTTAAGCCTTGTCGTTGATAAAGGATTATAAAGGCTCGACAGTCGCAAATCCCTTTGCCGCTTCCAGACCGCCAGAAGTTCCGCAATCGAAGAACTTGCCCTTCGTCTTGATGACATCGAACTTTGTTCCTTTCTGAATCATCTGAAAGAGAACTTGGCTCATGCTCCCATATCGCAACTGTCCGTTCTTCAGGAGTTCCTTGGTGGTGGTCTTCATCAAGTCGGTGTAGATGTCCTTCCCTATGTAGGTGTCTGCTGAAACATAGGCGTGTTCCTTGGAGATGAACTCGTCCATGAAGTTGTAGTTGTCGAAATAGGAGTCAATCGCGCCGAAGACGACCTCTTTGAACTTGGTGTTGACGGTTATAGCAGGGATGCCGCTAGTCATCCAGAGAGAGGGATTGTTTGACTGTCCCTTGCTTCCCTTGGTATCCAGAAAGAGTGTGATGGTCTTATCGCTAAACGTGCTGTGAGCATTGTCATTATACCACTTGTTCCACCAACCCTGATTGATTCGGTTGTGGATTATCCAGACCGTATCGGCTGGAACAGCATGGATTGTCCTCTCAAAGAGGTGATTTCCGTTGCTGTCAACCAAAAGATGCTTCTGGATTTGGTCAGCCGCGTAACCGCCAGCCATGAGAACTAGAATGCGCTCACTACTCATGAGTTAGGTATCCCGACCCTGCTTTATAAGGATTCTGGGATTGTCAGGGTTCGCACACTCCCTGTTACGCCCTTTTGGGAAGCGTCAACCCATTATCAACTGAGTCTCCTACGGCCCTTTAAGACCGTAATGCGGTGCGGGGTCTCGCTAACTAAGCCCCTGCAATCCCGACATCCCTTAGTATAATAGCCTATTTAAAGGTTCTAGATTACTATATTACACGAAGGTTATGTCGAGAGCCGTGAGAACGTCTGAGATGTGGTTCCCAATGGTTGTGTTGCCACCGCCAGCGAACAGTAGGGCAACGGCCATCTGGTCACTTTGTCTCATGATTAGGGAGCCAGAGTCTCCGCCAGCACTGAATGGAGTAGTCGTGTCCTGAGTGATGACCTGTTCCACGAAGGTTGCCTCATTGGAACCGCTATAGCTGACAGTGATGGTTCCAGCGATGTCTATCACCTGCCCAGAAGTGACTCCTGTAGTGCGCCCTGTCTTGGTCACAATGTCTCCATCTATGGCCGCACTTATCCCTGCCGGAGAGAACAGCCCGTTCTCTTCTGGTTTGAAGTTGGTCTGGTCATTGAGAGTGGCCCAAGCACAGTCTACCAGATTGCTTGCGAGTTGGTGAACTATGGGATGTAGTCGTGTCTTTCTCTTGAGTTCCTTGGCCAGCCCGTTGTAAACACCAGAGATGAATGTCGCATTGGGGCAATTGCTTGGCTGTGCGTTGTCATACTGGATGGGAATGAAGTTGGTGAGTTTGGCCACTTGACTGGTCAGTAGAGTGCCGCCGTCATATGCTCCCGGCTGAAGGATGGGGTCTCCTATACTCGCGTTGTTCTCATTGGCCAAAACGTGGTTGTTACTCAGGATGCCGATGTGACCTGATGCGTCCTTCACGAAGTAGTCTATCGTGCCAGCCGTAATCTCGTAGTGACCTACGCTGATTCCACCTATGAGTGGCCGGAACGCCTTCGTTGGGTCTTGAAAGGGTGGAGCCGACCTTATCTTCTGGTGGCCAATCTCCACGATGTCAACGGGCGTGGTCATCTTAAACTTTCCGTCGCCCATGTCTATCATCCATTCTATCTCGTCTGGGATGGTCTGAAATATGGCCAGTTGAGAAGTGGGAATCTTCTTTTCGACATAGACCCTTATCGCCTTGCGACCCGTCTTTTTGCCGCCAGCGATTTCGTCCTTCAGGTCTTCGCTATACCCATTGACATTCGGGTAGGTAGCGCGAATCTCTTTCAGTTTCTCTATCAGTTTCGGATGAAGATTACCCATACCCTATCAGTGGTTGGCAAGACATATAAAGATTACGCTAACTTAATCTCTTTTGGCGTGTAGGTTAGGACGGTCTGGCCCTCATTCTCATGCTCGATAGTGAAGACCATAGCAAGCAGAACTAGGGTCTGATACTCGCTCTTGACGGTCTTGAAGAGTTGGGTAGCGTAGGACTCTGGACTGGTCTTGGCTTCCTCTGAGATGTGAGACATAATAACCTGAAGGTCTCTTCGGGCTTGCCAGATGATTTTGGGTGGGAGAACCTCTCCTTTGAGTTTGGGAATGTCCACTATGAGAGAGACTTGGGGCTGTCCCGCGTAGGCGAAAGTCACTTGCATAGGTTACATTGTAGGATTGATGCTATTTAAAGGTTTTCAAAGAAAGTCTTTAAATAATGGGACAACCAGAGAGAACCTATGCCTTGGTCGAAAGCGCATAGGAATGAGTATACGAAAAGATGGCAGAGAGCAAATCTCGAACTTGTCAAGGTATACAACTTCAAAACCCAACTCAAAAAGAAGTATGGCCTATCTCTTGAAGACTTTGAGAAGTTATGGCAGAGCCAAAAGGGGCTATGCAAGGTCTGTGGAAAAGTTCTAGTGAGACGAAAGGGTGGCTATGCGATAGACCACGACCATAATACAATGAAGATAAGAGGGATAATCTGTCAGCATTGTAACGCCTCTATAGGATGGTATGAAAGATACAAGTTGAAACTGCAAGACTATTTAAGGCTTTAAATAGAACTTCATCCTAAGATAGATTATGCTCCGTAACTCTCAAGGGAAGCCAGCATTCTGGCGTATCAGCACCACTAATGACCCTACCAACAAGACCATCGAGATACGGTCAGACTATCCCTTCGTCTACGTCTATCAGACGCTTCAAGGACAGCCATTGGGCGTGTCTCAGGCTCCGACTGGCACATGGAGTCCCTTGATTGCAACATGGACATTCCCACCGATACCCTACCCTAACAGCATAAATGTAGAGGTTCTAGACGGTGCAAGCCATCAGTCCTATGGCTCTTTCGTGCTTGCGGTCTATGGTGGCGATGTCTACGCTATGAAGATGACCTACCCAAGCACCGAAAGCAACAACCCTGCTGGACATGGTTACATTGACGCTATGGTGAACGGGTGTAGAATGACGGTCTACGCAGAGAACTATATGGGCCTAGACTTCGAGAATGATGATGTCTGGACGAGAGGTTCTGGCAACTAGGTTATCAAGACATTCTGTTATTCCTGTTATGATTGTTACATTTGTCTTGATAACTAATCGTTCCGATTCATGAAGCCACCACGCGCCCTCTCGAAGCATCCCATAGTGCAGAAGACCTCTTCTGTCAGCCCTTCCTCTTTGTCTTTGAAAGCAATGTAGGTCTGACCCACTAGCAGTTTCTTTGGGTCTACCTCAGTCCCACACGGACACCGCATAACGACTACCCAAACATTGGAACTGCCGCCTTCGGTTGCTCTTCCTTCTCGAAAGCATCGTCCAGAACCTTGTGGAAGATGGTCTTCGTAAGCATCAGTTTGGATTCGACCAAAAGGTGGTCTCTCTGAAGCGAGTCGAACAGTGCCACAACGTCCTTCTCGCTCATGTCATGCCGTAGACTGTTTGCGAACTCAAGTAGTTCCTTTTCTACGTCTCTTTCATTTCCCATGTCCAACTCATTCGTGAGAGCCTATTTAAGCGTTCTTGGTCGGGCCGCTATTAAGAACCCTTATTAAGATGTGTTGTTTTCTATTCTCCAACTCAACATGGACTTCAGATTAGAGGCTATACGGTCAGCAAATCGTAAGCGGAGATGGAAACGTAAAAGACTAGGTGACTTACCACAGAAAACTGAAGCCAAACTCGCAAGGGCTGAGACACCCGCCGAAGGGGTCATGAAAGCCATCCTCAACTTCATCAAGGTTCACTTTTCATTTCAGAAGTCCTTCTTCTTTCCAGAGGGGTTTCCACGTTTTTATGTGGTAGACTTCGACCTGCCCCGCTATTCTCTAATCATAGAGGTAGACGGAAGACAGCATCAGGAAGACAGACAACGAGACTATGACAATGTGAGAAGTTATAGATTGAAGAAGTATTGCTATAGGGATGTGCTTCGGTTCACTAATGACCAAGTGCTTTTCACTCCTCAAAAGGTCTTGGATAGGATTGAATGGGAGATGGAGCACCGCAGAACATGAGAATGCTTATAAAGGGTAGGGTTGCAAGAGTGGGGTATGAGCACGAATGTTGATAAGAAGTTCCATCTGCATATAGCAGAGAGTGGTATTCTCGATGTCTCTTCTACAAAGGCTGTCCCGGCCTTCAGAATCCAAGCGCGAATCTCTTATTATGAGAAGAGCAGTGACGGGACGATGATTGGGAAGAAGCAGACGCTCGACACGACCAAAGGCGACCTTATTGCTGAGATAGAGATGTGGGAAGAGGAACCGAAATCTTCAAATACCCTCAAGAGCAAGGGGTCTGCATGAGCACAGAACTACCAAGTCCTGAACGAAAGATTACTGTCCCTATCACAGCGCAGACGAGAGCCGATTTTGAAGAGAAGGTGAAAGCGGCACTCAAGGCCGAATACAAAGCAGGAGATGTCGTGGACATCCAAAAGTTTTCAGACGAGCATCAGGTTCGCACTGGCAACGTGAGAAAGATAGTAGAGGCACTCGACAAGGAAGGCTATCCCTTGAAATTGCCAGCAGTCGTGAAGATGCCAATCAAGAGTGAGCAAAGATGAGACCCGCATTACTGATTCTGAACCATTACTTCGTGTTGGAAGACAATGGAGTAGTTACTTCTCCTGTGAATGGTGAAGTGTATTGGGTAGGGGATGCAGAAAGAACCTATTTAGAGGCCATTGAGTTCTTCACTCTAGCCCTGAAGACCTACAAGGAAGACCAAGCAAAGAGAGAGGCAGAAAAGGCGAGAGCAAGATGAGCACACCTATTAAGGTCACGAAAGAGCAGATACGGAAGAAGATTCTAGGAGTGGCTGAGAGATACAGAGGAGAACCGCCTGAGTGGAGATACGGCTATCTTTGCGCCTTGCATGACATCGCTGAAGACGATGGAGACGAGATGAAGTGCGACCACTACAACGCGCCAGAGCAACTTGAGGCGTTCTTCAAACTGATAGGCAAGGACTACCAAAAAGTGAAAGAGTAATGAGTTCAACAACACCACTCGCATCTCAGACAAGTGCTGTAACTCTGCCTACTGCCACACCTGAGAAGTTCCCTGCCTTTGAGGACTCCGAGATTAAGGTCTTGAAGGGTATCACTCTCTCTAAGAACGGTGGTTGGTGGAGTGCCATCCTGCTTGTCGAGACCTACCACAAGATACAGGTGAAGTGGTATCTCTGGCAAGAGAAGGAGAACAAGGACACCCATCAGAAGGAATGGAAGAGGAAGCAACACTTCACAATCAACTCCTACAATTGGGAAGAATGCAAGAAAATAACAGACCAACTTCTAGCCGAGAGGAAGACGGTGAAGCCTTCATGAGCCAAAGAATATCCCATAGGATGAGAGAGAACAATGCGCTTGCTTTTGAGCATCTCAATACAGAAAAGCCACTCTGTCCAATTTGTGTCGCAGGAGACCCCTTTGGATTCTATTTTACAGTTATAGAACCTGTGGAGTTGAGGAAAGAGTCCCTGAAGGTAGGCGACAAATACAATGGTCATCAGATGTCTCCTCTCACTCTCTCTGTCAAAGAGATTGTGGATGAATACAAGGAAGCCACCCAAAGGTTCGGGGCGTTCCACAGCGCACATGAGGGCTATGCTGTCATATTAGAGAAGTTGGACGAACTGAAGGATGAGGTCTTCAAGCAACATCCTCAAAGGACTAAGGAGAGGTTGAGGGCAGAGGCCAAACAGGTGGCGGCAATGGCTCTCAGATTCATGGTGGATGTCACATCATGAGCAGAGGAGAAAGTGGCGTAGACCACATCCCAACCGATGAGGAACGGGGCATTCCCTCTCTCAAGGAAAGGGTGGCCAAAGCCTTCGTCAGCACCATCCAAGCCAATGATGCAGTCCTGACTCAAGACCAGATAAGGGCCATTCAAATCATCTGTGCAGACTTCGAGTTCGCTGTCGCGGTTAGAGACTATCTAAACTCTCTCTATCCTGTAAAGAAGCCAACCTCTGCCGATAAGCCACAAATCTGAGCCAGTAGTTCCTGTAGACGCTGGCGGCAGTGTCTTTATCCATCCCTCTCTCTTTCATTAGGGTGGCCATAATCTCATCCCTAGATGTAGGTGGAGACGCTATGAAGCAGGTATACATCCACCGAGCCATAGTAGGGTATCCTAAGAAGGGCTTGTAGGGCATCTCTAAGGCACTGGATGTCTGGCTATGACGTTGATGCTGAAGGTCTCTGTATCCTCTAGATAAGTGTAAATCGGAGCGAACCCTGTGGTCATCTCAACCTCTGCGTCGAAGGTTCCTGTAATAGAGAAGTCACCCTGCGCTACTATATAGGTGCAGATGCACCTGATACCAGTTACAGGGTCTACTGAAGTAGTGCAAGTCCCGCTAAACGAAATGGTAGGCTCTTCCTCTTGAGTAAACACCCATAGAGTGGCCGTTTCACCAGTTAGGTCTCTAGGCGTTCCATCGGCATTGAGTATGGTGAAGGTGAGGGCGAACCCGAAGTTGTTCACTTTGACGACCAATCCTGATGGCATTCTCTCAGTCTGAATAGGGACTTCCGACTATTTAAAGTCTAAGTCGGTTGGCTGTCCATGTGAAACGTAACGTCTTTGTCTTGGGTCTTGGGCTTGAATGTGTGGTCTCTCATCTTGACGGTCAACTTACGCACTTCTGGCACTGTGGCAGGACTTAAGGTTATTGAGGTTGCCCCATAGTAACCCACAGCCAGAGCCACAATCACAAACGAGCCAGTGTTGTGAATAGTGAAACTGAAAGGAACAGGAACCGCAGGAACATCTGGGCCTTCAAAATGCCCTGCTGTTATCGTAGGTGCTACGAATCCACTGTCTGTTCTTGTCACTCCGATACCACCCATCACTAGACAATCATCGCCAGTGATGGTCTCTGTAGAAGCAGAGTCGTGACTAACTGTAGCCCCACCGTCACGTTCTGAATCAGCATCTAGCGGAAGCGGTAATGTAGTAGAACCGATTTGACTGTTGCCACTGGCATACCCATAAATGTAGTAGTCATCTCCACTAGGCATCGCAAGTGTGAGACTCATCGCAGTTGTATCAACACCCATATTGACATCTGTTGTATAAGTTCCAGCAGGGAACTCGTAAGAGGCAAAAGCATAGTTAGTGAAACCCCAATCGGCTAACACAGTGAGGTCATAAATTCCGGCGGTGGAAGATGGAATCACGAACATCCACACTGTCTCATAGGTATCTGGCCCCGTCTGGTTTATTACGACTGGCACAATTCATAGTAAGCCAATCTAAGTATTTACGTCTTCCTCTTCCTCTGGCACTACTCGCAGTCTTAGACCCTTCTTGAAGGTCTTGAGGGTCGTCTTCTTGACCTCAGAGAGTATCTTGAGTTTGAGGAACTCCTGCCATTCAAACCTTATCTGGCCAGCAATTCCAGCACCCATGTATCCAAATATCACAACGAGAGTCGTAATAAGACTACCAGTCTCCGTAGTGCCTATCTCTCCCTTGACTACTTGATGCGTGACAGCAAATTGGCTAGTTGCCTCACCACCAATACTTCCCTTGACCTTCTGATGGGTTGTAGTCTTCTCGGACATTCCGACTCCTATCGCCCCACTTACAGCCTCATGCAACACTTCAGTCACGCCCAGAATCCTGTTTCCAATGGAACCTTTGGCAGTTTGATGAGGTATGGTGAACGATTCGGTAGAAGAGGTTCCTATATGTCCTGCAACCACCTGCCCTGTCTCTACAATTCGAGTAATAACCGCACCGATAGCCCCGTTTATTATGTCGAAAGTCGTTTCCTTCGCCTTTGCAGAAGTCCCAAGTTGACCGGAGACTTCTTGGTGGGGAATGGTCATCGTCCCTGTCTCTTCCAAGCCTATAGCCCCCTTGACTCTTTGGCGCGTGATGCCCTTGCCTAAAATTGAAGTGCCAATTGCTCCGCTTACAAGGTCGTGCAATACCTCAACCACAGTTGCTTCTGTCCCAATAGAGCCAGCCACAACTTGGTGAGTCACAAGAGTTTGGCTTGTTTCAGCCACACCTATCGCTCCCTTGACCTTTTGCCGTGTTATAACTTGGCCGATGATAGAGTCTCCAATCGCTCCTCTCACACTTTGGCTTATCATTTGGAGTGCGTTCAATGCGACCCCAATAGAACCGCTTGTCTCTTGATGGGTTATCGCGGTCTGACCAGACTCAGCCGTTCCCAAAACTCCTGAAGCCGCTTGGTGGGTGATAGTAATTTCACCAGACTCTTCCGACCCAATCTGTCCAGAAGTCTGTTGGTTCGTAGTGCTTTTACCAGAAATCGAGTCGCCGATTGCCCCGCTTACAAACTGGCTCAATATCTCGATTGCACCCAACAGATTGGTTCCAAGAGAACCACTTGTCTCTTGGTGAGTGATGGTTATTGCACCTGTCTCTGCCGCACCCATAGTTCCTGAAACCACTTCGTTAGTTGCGACAGTTCCAGAAATCTCATTCCCAATATCTCCATGCACGACTTGGGATATAATGATGCCTAAAGACATTGCGGTTCCCATTACTCCTTGGAGTCCCTTATTCACAATGCTCCATACTTGGCTTCCGATGCTTCCAGAGGTCTCTTGGTGAGTGACGACCAATGTGCCAATGACATCCTCACCCATAGTGCCGCTTACCACTTGGCTGATGACTGAGGCTTCTGTCGCTTCTGCGCCTAACTCCCCAGAGACCACATCTCCGGTTATAACCGCGCCAGCCCCTTCTGCGCCCATAGCGACCCTGATTATATCGTGAGTCACACCCTGTCCAAAGCCACCAAGTCCAGTGCTTCCGCTAACTTCTTGGTGCGTTACATCGGTAACTCCTGAAGCCTCATTGCCCAGAGAGCCACTCACAACATCACCAATGGTCACTTTCTCTGTAGCAGAGATTCCTAAGAGGCCACTCATGACTTGGTATATCACATTCGCTATACCAGAGAGGTCGTCTCCAAGTGAGCCAGAGACAACTTGATGAGTGATAGACAAAGCACCAGATGAGGCTTCACCTATTGAGCCAGATGCAGTCTGAGAGGTTATCTCAATCGCACCACTGGCCTCTTCTCCAATGCTTCCTTCTATCACATCATTTGTTGTTACCAGACCAGACAGAGCACTTCCAATGTATCCGAATACCCGTATGAAACCAGAAGGAACGGCTATTCCAGAGATGGCACTTCCTATCGAACCTATTATGTTCTGCAAAGTGACAGCAAACGTCCCACTTGCATCGGTTCCTACCGACCCACTTACTTCTTGATGAGTGACAAGCAACTCACCAGAGGCCGCATCACCCATCGAACCACTTACTACATCGTTAGTGACTAGCGTTTCAGTTGCTTCGGTTCCTAGCATACCAGATACAAGTTGGGACAGTATCGCAAACGTCCCTGCTAAAGAATTGCCCAAAGAGCCAGAGGTTTTCTGATGGGTAACGGTCAATGCACCAAAAGCATTGTCTCCCATCGTGCCACTGGTTGTTTGATGGGTTATGGCCATCGCTCCGCTTGCCTCATCTCCTGCCAATCCAGACGCAGTTTGATGGGTTATCTTGAATCCACCAGAGCCAGCAGTGCCTATTGAAGCCGAGACCACATCTCCTGTCGTCACTTGGCCAGAGCCGCTACTGCCCACTCCCGCATTTATCACTTGATGGAGTATGTTCGATACCCCAGAGAGCGCGTTCCCAATGTTTCCAAGTAAACTGTCATGAGTGACGATTGCCCCACTTCCAGACTCTCCTACAGACCCCACAGCCGTTTGATGGGTTATGGCCAGTGCTCCACTTATCTGGTCTCCTAATGCACCAATGGTTTTTTGGTGAGTCACTTTGGTTGCCCCACTAGCCGCTTCATTCATGGAGCCAGAGACAACTTGATGAGTCATTGCGATTGCACCAGACGCGCTTTCACCCAAAGCACCCGATACAACCTGTTTAGAAATGTTTGCTAGACTAGACAAAGCACTTCCAATGACTCCGTATACATATGTAACGATAGCAGAAGGGGTGGCCACTCCAAGGAGACTGGTTCCAATAGAACCACTTACCTTTTGATTGGTTTTAACTGCGTTACTAGCCGCACCACCCATTGAACCTGTTGTGGTCTGATGTGTCATTTTAACTGTATCAGCAATCGTATTTCCAACAGCCCCTTTTGCAGTCTGATGGGTCATAGTGAAAGATGTCTTGGATGCCGCGCCCCCTATTGTGCCAGCGATAGAGTTCTGGCTTCTCAGTTCTATACCGCACATTCCCCAATAGTGGCTTCCTGTCCATTTTGAGGATATTGTAAGAGAGCCGGGAGATGAGACAGTATTATATATCATGTCACCCGAAACACCAGTCGTGCCTTTGGTATCGGTCTGTGTTCCAGTGTTGGCAGAAAGAGTTAGACTGCTGGCATCTACAACAGTTGTGCCGACTAGATAGTTGTTGCTATCTTGAGTGGTAAGAGAAGTTGTTGCTGTATTGGTAGCCGAGCCGCTATCATTCGCGCTACAATTCGTTCCAACCGAAGCCACACCAGTCCACCATGTCGCTTCACCGCACATCCTAGTGTTGAGTGAAGATTTGATAGCAATCACATTGGACGCATTCGTTCCGATAGAAATAGTCCAATAGAGGTCTACTTCTGTCGCACCTGCGCTGTCTGCCGCGCTTTCAACATAATGGTAAGTGTTACCTATAGTATCTGATATAGGTGGACTGCCCGGTGCATAAGTCGAAACAGGATATTGAACGGAGACAACGATACCATCACCTGTAGCAGTGCTGATTGCGGGTAGATTGAGGGTCTTTCCAGCCGTAGACAGCACTCCGCCAGTGTGGTTCTTAGGAGCGACCATACTGAGGAGTATAGTCCCTCTGAGTTATATAAGGTTGACCCGCTTAGAGCGTCTAAGTGCAGGTGATGGTGTAGGTTACAGCCACAGTTCCGCTTGGTGAGACCACATATCCAGACGCACCGTTGGTCTGGTCGTGGGCAAGCAGGTAAATGTTGCTGTCGAAAGTCCCGTAGATGCCGATGTTGCCCCAAGTCTCGTTCCCACCAGTGCTGTTCGTCATGGTTCCTACAATCAGGAACGTGGTCGTGCTTGAGGTAGACGTATTGATAGTTCCGTTGGCCGATGCGGTTCCAACGTAGGTTGGAGTTATCGCGCCATCTGAGCCAGCAAGTTGGGTTTCAACTACGCGGTCTGTTCCTGCGTTTGGTGCAGTCACACCGCTTCCAGCCACTATTTGGATAGCACTACCAACTTTTCCAGCCGCCATAGTGTGAGTCGTGTTCGATGTATCGTAAATCTGAGCCGTGACGATTGCTGTGTTGAACATGGACGACATGAGTATACCACAGAAGTTCTTGGTGCTCAAGTCGTGCTCAATGAAATTGTGAGCCGACATCACTTTGGGGCAATCGCACTGAGGGACTATCCTTCGTTTCTCGATGTGGAAGAAAGGAAAACGGGCTTGCTTCACAACCATCGTCTTTTTCTGAGTCTTATCTGGGGTCTGATGGATAGGGCAAGGCTCGAAAACCTTGATGTCCAAACCGATGTGCATACCACCTGTTCCTGACATATCTAAGGTATTAGAAGGAAGCGGGAGTATTTAAGCCTTGCTCAACCTATAGGTGGTGCGCTTAGTATTGAGTGATGTTCTGCGTGAGTATCCAGAGTTGGCCAGCACCCTTCGTCCCTTCATCTGTGACGAGCCTATTCATGAGAAGGATGTTGATGCCATCATAACTGGCAGTGCTAGAGCCAGCCAAATCAGCCGCATCATTGTCAACTCCGAAAGCCGTCCAGTCGAACTCAGCAATGCCAGCCGGGAAGGATGCTTCCCATGTGGCTGTATCTCCTGTAGTAGCATTAGTCGTAATCTGTGGGTAGGTCGCGTCTATCAATTGCATATACTTTACTGTGGCTCCGCCAGCAGGATTCAGAACAGTTACGCTTGTGTCGAAAGGCGAAGACGGGTCATCTGAGACTCCAAGTCTTGCGTTAGCGAAACTGAAAGGAGTGGTTGGCGTGCCAATACCAGTGATGAAAGCCCATCCAAGCGGCTTGTAGTCGTTGAGCAGACTGTTAGTCTTCGTTGTGCTTACCTTGATTAGTCTGTGCCTGAACTTCGATGCGGCTTCGGTGGCAGAATGCCCTTCTTTCTTCCAGTTGTAAATCGCTTTGTCTGGGTCGTTGAGACGGGTGATTGTGAACGTAGACCGTCTAGGATTCGAGAACCCCAAAGATTGGGGTGTCGGAACAAGAGTGGGTCTCTTTACGACTGGCGGAACTGAGGTAGCCATTCTAATGTATAGATGGTTGTGGTAGTATTTAAGCCTTGGGCTAGAGGGTTTAAAAACGTAGGGAAGGGGTAGCCCACTAAAGGCGGCTACGCCCTGCTTTCAGTTAACTCTCCGAAGGGGAGTGTGTTGTATGGTTGGCTTCTAGTGACGACACTATGCAGACCGCAAGTCCGTCATCTTCACAATACTTTCTGGGTATGTGATGACTGGCGCGTATCTTGCAGTAATCACTGTGTCTATCGAGTCGAAAGTCGGTTGCGGCCAAACATCTACACTGATGGGTCTCTTAGTCGCAAAGTAGCCCAACGGGGCATATGCGGCTGAGTAGTTGCTACCTGATGCGGCAAGGATGTAAGCCCTACCACTGTTGGCAGTTCCATCAGTCAGAGGGATGTTCGGGGTAACTATGCGCTTCAGTCCATACAGCGCGGGGGCGGAAACGACTGTTCCCTGTCCCTGTGCGTATACAGGCTGTCCGAAGAAGAGTAGCGCGGCAAACTGCGGAATCCTAGCCAAGTCCTGATTCGCCATCGGATTCATGGCGATTGTATCAGGTTCCAGCATGAAGTTCTGGACAACTTGGATACCGTTAGTAATGTCGTTAACTCCTATCGTGTTAGCGAATGTTCCGGGCGTTCCATCCATGAACACTGAAGTTCCAGTGACACCGTAGGTGGTTTGAGCACCTGCGTTAAGAGCCTTCTCAACGTCTTGGTCAATTGTCATGACCACCCGTCTCGCGGCTCGTTTCAACTGGTCTTCTACTATGTTCACTATCTGGTCTTCAATCAACTCTCTGGTAACTCGGACTCTCATACCCACCTTGTAAGGTGTAACGGTAATCGAGTCGTAAGGTGTGAAGTCGGCCATTATCTCGGCCCCTTCCGCAGTCTTTCCTATAACTGCGTTGGCGCGAGCACCCTTTTGTTTCGGAATGGTGGCTGTTGAACCAACCTTGATGAAGAAGTCCTGAAGTAGAGGCTTCAATGCCAGATTGGGCATCGTAAGTTCTACTATCCTCTTCGCCAGTGCTGGATAGAACAGAGCACCAGTGTTAACTATCGGGAACTGCTCTCTTGTCATTGCCATTCTAACTCACTTGTAGTGTCTAGAACAGAAGGGCAACAATGGATTGAGGAGTGCTTGTCACAGTGCATCCCTGAAGGGCGATGAGCCTTGCGTTTAGTTGGCCAGTTGCCGTATCCGCAACCGCAACCATCCCATCGTGTCCAGTGGTGTCTGATGTGTCAAGGAATTGCCCCGGCGTAACTGTGGTATCGCATATCACAGTCACTTCACCACGACAAATGACATCAATTGCACTCTGAAGTTGCCCAGATGTCTGAGCGACTCCAAGAATGAACTTGAGTTCTGCGCCTTCCCCTGCTACGGGAACGACACAGGTAAAGTCATTGTCGGTTGCCAGAGTAACTATTGCTCCTACATATACATTCGTGCCGCTTGCATTCGCCTCACTATTGAAGGTGAGAAGGAACGAGTCGTTGTGGAAGGGTGCGCCTTCAAGCAGTCCGGGGATTGAACTTCCGTGTAGATAAGGTGGCCCGAAAGCCATTGTCTATTACCTACCCTGAGAGTAGTCCCAGACTCTTGAACTTATCGGAAGCACTCATGAGTTCCTTGAACTCAGGTGGGATTTCGGTAGAGATACCCATAGCGGCAAGAGCACTGTTCTCTTCTTTTACCTCACCGACATTGCCCTTTCCATTGGCAGTGTTGGCAGGTGCAGAAGCAGTGGCCTCTTTCCGTTTCTTGGCCTCTTCCTCAACCTTAGACCGGACTTCCTGAAGCCTAGACTTCAGTTCTTCCAGTTTCTTCCGCTTTGTGGCTTCCTCTTCCTCTTTCTTGCGCTTCGCCTCTTCGTCCTCTTCAACCTTGCGGTTAGATGCCCGTCTCAGAGCAATCCTCTGGCTCAGTAGGGCTTGCCTCTTGCGAAGCGAGTCTTGCTGTTCCAGTTTCACATTGACCTCTTTGATTATGGACATCAGACCATCAAGTTTGGATTCGAGAGCACCGAATTGCTTCACAACTTGGTCATAAGACAAAGTTTTGCCTTCGCTTATTTCACCAGAAGGTGCGACAGTAGCCATTTAGTTTCTTGATTTCTGGGGTGACGTTACATTTACCAATCGGCCAACTACACACCCATATAGAGTAGAAGGTGTCATAAGTGGAGTATATATGGTATACCCCTTATTTAAAGGTGTCGGGGAACCTCTTTGTTCCGTTTTCGTTTGATAAACTGGCAGTTCATACAAAGACATTGGTATCCTTCTGGGTAGTTGTTCTTTATCAACCAGAGATAGAATACGTTGCCATGTCCCTGATTCTCTCTGTGTTGCGTCCCACCACCATCAATATGGTCAACAGAAAGTGCAAGGATGTTCGTATAGGGTTCCTTATGCTCCCCAAAAGGATTGGCGCATTGAGGCGGGTCTGTGCCAGAATAGTGAATGAGAACCTTCAGTTTGATTCTCTGCTTGTAGTCTCTCATGTAGTCTCGCATATAGTCCTTTCTGTTAGTGGGCATTCTTTACTCTATACGATAAAGAAGTATTTAAGCCTTCGCCATACAGAAGGATTCGTCACAAGGCTCTTTACAGGTGCAATCTTCATGAGTTGCCTCAATACTTCTTAAATTCAAGCCTATTGGATTGCACCAGATACACTTGTCTTCTTCTTTCTTATCTGAGGGCCAGCCACAATTGGGGCAATTTGCCCCGCCCTTTCCATCATCAACCATTTCACCTATCTTACATTCGGGACAGGGCATACCCACATATTCAGATGCCTCTTCCTTTTTTCCTGCCTCTTCATAGACTGTGCATGAGCAAGCCGCGCCCGGAAAATAGGACGTAGGTGCATGACAGCCATCTTCTTGATGATACCCTCTCACATGACCGCATACGCATTTGCCCTCTTCCTTTTTATCCTTCTCTCCACCTTTCTCGACCAAGGGGAAGTCCTCTAATGAGCCACCTTTTCCTTCGTCCCATTTGGAGACATCGAACTGGTCGAAGGGGTCTGGGGTCTCTAGAGTCTCGCCAATCGTGTATCCATGCTCCTTCTCCATGTGGTCTAGAAGAGCAAGCCTCTCTTCTCCGAACTCCTGTCCACAGTCTGGACACGCGGAACCCAACTCCTGTGGTTGCCCCACAGAATGCAGAAGGGCTTTCTGTTCGGGAGTCATCCCCATGTCCTCTATAGGCTTGTCTGAGGCCGGGTCTTTGGCCTTTTGACTGTAATAAATCTCAACTCGGTCTTCTGGATAGCCCTCTAAGGCCATCTTTGCCATCCTAAGTTCCATTTCAGCCACTTCAGCAGTGACCATTCCGACTGCATTCATGGCCTCAAAAAGCAGGGGTGTGAGGTCTAAACGCACCACTTTGGCCACCTTCGGGACTGCTTTTGGTGCTTCTTTAGGCTCGTAACGCGCCCTCAGAGCGAAGTCCATGCTGGCTTTGAACCCGAATGGGGTCACATCTGCACGCTCATAGGCGGGGATTGCCACAAGAGACTGCTCCAAAGGTAGTGGGCCGCGTATCAGCATATTCAAACTGCCACATCTTGGGCAGGGAAGGTCTAGGTCATCAATGGCCGCTTCCTCTTCTTTCTTGCCTTGTGAGGACATACAGTCATCGCAATAGGCTCTCGGCACAGCAATCTGAATCGAGTTGTGCTTGACATAGCCCAAAAGTATCTTCTGAATGAGGCTTTCATCGCTACACTCGCCCTTCCAGAAGACTTTTCCTGCTGTCGGGTCGTCCTTATCCGGTTCTACCCACGCCTCTTCGACCTTTCCGATGATAGAATCAACGTGGTCTATGTCGTGGTCTTTCATCAGAGGGAGTCCCTTCAGTTTGTCAGCGATGGCTTGAAGGTCTTCGAGAGGCACACGCCACTTGTTCCGGTTGCGAGAAGTGTCAATAGCCATACCGCCAAGGTCTAGAATGTGCGGAAAGGCACTTGGCCCGTTCTTCTTGTAGTTGTCAATGAGTTCGGCGTATCGTTTGGTTGTAACTAGGGGTGCGATTCCAGAACTATACTTGAGGGTAAGCCCTTTTCTGTCTGAAGGTATCGGAGCCATTACAGTGTTTATAATACGAACACGACTATTTAAGGTTGCTTCTTCGGAGCCGCAAAGACCACGATAGCCAACTTGTTTCCGTAGATTATCTTGGCAATTTGAGCATCACGTTGCCACATATAGGCTCTGGCAAACTCGGTTGGCAGAGCAACCTTCACCTTTCCGTCCACTGTAGTCGCTTTGGCCTCAAACTTCTTGGGTGAAGCGAACTCAAGAGCCTTATGCTTCTCTTGGGTTATGTAGAACTCGTCCTCAGAAGGCGCGTAAACGAAGGCTTTGTTGCCCCATTCCTTTGCGGTAACTAGGTCTCCAAGGGGTAAGTCTATGGTCTCAGTCGCGGTGGCCATTGCTTCTCACCTTCCGAGTAGGTGGCTTGTCGCTTATAGGGATTATGGCCTTGTCTTCATACCAAAAGGCGTTGCACTTGTTACACTGGTAACGAAGCACTGTCTCGGTCTCAAACTTCGTGACATCAGTAGAACCACAGACGCACTTGGTCAACTGCCATCTACAGTGAGTTTGCCGTATTTCCCTACGTTGAGGCGGATGACGTTCTGAAATTCGTTCACGAACCCGTTGGTGACGGCCACCAGTGAGTCTTTCTTGACTCTCTTGATGTCATCGTTCCAAAGCGACAGAGTGATGCTTCCTGTTGCATCCTGAATCTTCGCGTCTGCCACCTGTGCTGTCCCACCTGCTCTCAGGTTGACAGTCTTAGGCTCTCCGAGTTCCTTCACAACCCCAGAGGCATCTACCTTCTTCATACCGTTTTTTAGGTCGCGTATGTCCATAGGCATAGGATGGTTTCTAGCCTATATAAAGATTGCCTTCGTCCTTCTCAATTTCCTCTTCTTTGCCTACCCTGTAGTAGACCTCTTGCTGTCTCCAATAGTCTTTGACAGCATCAGCAATTCCGTGTGCGTAGACTTCAAAAGTCTCAGGGTCGTATTGGTCGGAAGAGGCGACATATCTAACGCTCTCATCACGAAGGCGTTGCCCGGTGGGACTGCGCCATCCGCCCTCAATGGAATGTGACGTATAACCGCCGAAATAGTCCATCAGTTTCTCTTCAAGAATCATGAAGGCTTCTGCGTCAACTGGCTCTCCGGTATCGCCATAGGTGAGAGGCACAATCAACTCCATCGTTGGCATGACCTTTAATAAGGTCTAGCACTATTTAAGGTTCTCTGGGGCATACTGCCCATAGTCTATGAGGATTTCGTCACCCACCTTGATGTCTTGAAGTGCTACCAGATTTCCTGTGCCTTTCTCCAAGTCGAAGTCGAAGAAACTGGCGTTGGGCGTGTCGCTGTGGTCAAGGAAGTTGGCCCACTCCTGCTCCGTTCCAGCCTTTGGGCCGTTCCACCACAGGTCTCCGACTCTGAGAGCCGTCCCTTCCTCAGAAGGGTCTTCGTCTCCCTCTACAAAGGGAGCCTGAAAACTTTGAATCGTCTCGCCCTCTCCGAAGTCCTTGGTAGCGAAGACACCGTGACCATGAGAGCAGGGCTTGACCTCAACGCTCTCTCCCGTCACCTTTGTCTTCTCGTCAGGAAATCTTATAGGGACGGGCGCAACGTCTGTCTCTCGGTCTTCTTCTAGCCTCTTCACTTCGTTGCTTGCTTCGCCTCTGTCCACTCTCCACTCGTTGACTTTCTCAGGTTGGTAAATCTCCTTAAGTGTCTCGATGATTTTGTGAGGGTCATGAGGGCCACAAGTGATGGCATCCACTAGCATCCCATCAGACTCCGGCCATGTGTGGATGGTAACTGAAGACTGAGTGATAATAGAGATAGCAGTCGTGCCTTGTGGGTCAAAGTTGACTACATCGGTCTTGACCTCATCCATATCTGCGGCTTCGATAGCAAGCGAGATGGCCTCTTCCATTTTCTCCTTGTCGTCTAGGTCTCCTTTGCACCCGTAGAAATCAGCAAAGGCGTGATGCCCTACAAACTCATGAGTGCCATCCTCAGACATAAGATAGACTAGGGCGTGGAACTATTTAAAGCCTAGTTTGCGCTCTACGACCAGACTACCCAGAGTGGTTGGTTGTCGTTGGAGTAGACGATGGTTCCTGTCCTTATCTCGCCTACAGCATAGGGCGGGACGTTTGTGTAGACAAGCCTTTGGTCTCCCACAATCATGAATGTGTCTCCACCTGTGGATGTCGGTGCAGTTCCGAATGTGCCAGTGCAGGTTATCACCGTTGCCGTGTTCGATGCGATGACCAGTTGCAGTCCGATAGCAGGGCCAGTAAGGAATTTGATGTAAGCACCCGCCAAGTAGTTCACTGGTAGTTTCAAAGGAGTAACAGTCACCGTTGCGGCTCCTGCGTTAGTTGCGGCTGAAGACACTCCTGTTAGGTTGCCAGTCCAGACATCTACAACCTCTTCGATTCCTGCCCCTTGCTCTGTCAGTTGTGGGCTATTGGCAGAGGCCCAATATCCCGACCCACCGGGGCCGAGTTGCGACATTGCGCCACCCGCAATTTTCTCTATCGTTGCTACCGGAGTTACGATGAACGAAGCCGATGCGTTGGCCGCACCACTGTCTGTAGCATGAACAGTCTTAGTGCCATATCCCAGAGTGGCCATCGGAACTACGAAGGTTCCTGTCCAACTACCATCATTGGCAATCGTCACTGGTGTTGGCAGAACTGTCGAGAAGACATCTACACCGCCGATGGTAAGTGCTGTTACTGTGGCCGCACCGCCACCCGTAAATCCTGTTCCGGTCATAGTGACGGTAAGACTACCTGCGCCAGAAGTTGGAGTCAGAGTTATTGCGGCTGTCATTCTACCTCTTCTATGGTTTCGGTAGTATTTAAACCTGTTCCTTCATAAGAGTCGGAACATTCTTCATTGTCTCGAAGGCTATCTTGTCTTCGCTTGTCCATCCACAATTGGAACAAAGTTGCTCCGGCCCATGCACCCCTTCATAGGTTTCGAGTTCGGTGTCTGGGTCGTTACACTTCGGACACTTTGCCATAGCCTAGACTAGAGGAGAATCCTTAATAAAGGTTCTGTGCAAGGGGTGGTGTGATAGTAGGGATAGTGGGAGCCGGAGCAGACAAGTTCACCCTAGAGACCGAGACGAAGGCGAGAGCAATAATTCAGAGCGTCCTCATGTCCTATCCCAATGCTACCATCACTTCGGGTCACTCTATAAGAGGCGGGGTTGACATCTTCACTGAAGAAGGTTTCTATCAGCATCCGACCACTGGTGGGTTGTGGATTCGTGCTCCGGTCATCCAAGCATGGCCTAAACAGGGAAAGGGATACGGTTACATGGCTCGGAACTTGGACATCGCTCAAGCCGACTTGGTTGTTGTCATTGTGGTAAAAGACTATCCGCCCGGTTTCGTTCCTGAAAGCGAAAAGTTTCTACGAGACGGAAAGCCGTATTGCTATCACTGCAAAGACAAGAGAGAACTTCATGTGAAGAGTGGCGCGTGTTGGACAGGACTCAAGGCCATTGAACTTGGCCATAAGGCCATCTGGTATCTACTCTAAACCTCAACGTAACCGATTTCGACACTGAACTCTAGTATCTCATCAGTCATTTCGACAATCAGATGACCAGACCTTGCATTACCAATTTCGGGCCATGCAAGCACATCTCTTGTGAGTTTAGTGTAGAGGTCTACAATCTCTCCCAGACTTGGGACTGCTCCATTCCATTCCCACCCGTTGTCATCGAAGATGGTCTTCGCCCGTATCGAAGCCCCTAAGACGGCTCTTTGAATGTGCAACGGTAGCATCACAACTTTGAGAGACTCTTGTGAATGGAACCATCTCTCAGAAGGAGACGGAAACGGTGTTACGCACATTGCTTCCATAGACACAAGGCAGGGAGTGAGGGTATTTAAGGATTCCGAGAGTTGCGCTTCTCTAACTCGTCCCACTTGCACTGTGCTTTCAACAACTTGCAGGTCGGACACATCCTCTGAACTTTCTTGGTCTTGAAGGTCTCACTACACCAGTGACATACAAGTGTCAGCACACCTTCTTTATAAGGGCAAGTCTTATTTAAAGCAGTTCATCATGTATATAACTCGCAAACTCAAAGTTCTCCCATCTTTTGATGTATTGACAAGACATACAAAGCACTTGGTATCCTTCTGGATAGTTGTGTTTGATGAGCCAACGATAGAAACTGCTCCCATTCAAACCCTTTCTATGTTTAGTTCCGCCACCCTTGATGTGGTCAATCGAATTTGCTCTAATGTCTGTATAGGGTTCTTTGTGTTTCTCAAAGGGATTGGCACAAGCCATAGTGCCATTGGAATAGTGGCTAATAACCTTCAGTTTCAAACGAATGATGTATTTCCTGTTTCGTCTTCTGTTTGCTCGTCTACGGTCTTCTATGTTATTGAGATAGTCTTCATTCCGTTCATTATTTCGACAATCTCTACAAATGCCTCTACGCTGTCTCTTTAAGAAGGCAGGATACGCATCTCCAACTAATTCAACTTTACAAATTCTACAAGTAGATTGCATACCGTCATTTAGGTGGATGACGGATATAAAGATTTCCTTTCTACTGTGGTTCTTTCTATTATCTCACGCATATTAGCCAAGAACCACTTCCAGTTGTATTTATCCACAAAAATGACGACCCATCCCATTGTTTCGAGTTCCTTAGTCCGTATCTTATCTCTTGCTCTAGCAGTTGGGCTATTATGATAGGCTTGTCCTTGATACTCTATCGCAATCTTTCTCTCGACAATCCCGATGTCAACCCACCGACTCTTCCGCATCCCTACAATTCTAACTCGATGATTTCTTGCGGCTGTTGGATAGAGGAACCGGACATAATGCAGAAGTTTGTTCTGTTGTGGAGAAGAGGGTGGGAACCACCTGCGTCTGAATCTGCGTGGCATGGAGAGATTAAGAACGGCCATCTATATAAAGAGTGGTCGGACTCATGGGAACTACCTTTAAATAGTGGTAGGTTCTACAATAGAGTAGAATGGTAGCGACAATTGCGCTTTCTCCAACTACTGGCCCACTTGGTATGCAGGGTGTCCGTGTTACTGGCGCAGGTTACACTGCGAGTGCCGTAATTAACGCTGTCACCTACAACGCAGTTGCTTGCGCTACGAATACTCTCATAGGACAAATCGTTGCCGCAGACGGGAGTTTCACTGGAACACTCACAATTCCGATGACGGCTGTAGGTGCTCATAACATCACAGTTACATCAAACAATCCTGATACTGCTTCAGCAAGTTTCACTTCTACTACTTCAATCTATCCTCAGACTGCGGTTCATGCAAAATCTCTTTCGACAGGAACAGTGACAGCAACGGGTCTGTCTGCCACAAGCGGAGACCTAGTTGTTGCTACAGTCTTTTGGCATGACACAGGAGCAACCTCTATATCTGTGTCCAGCATCACCGATACTACAGGTCTGAGTCTTAATTGGGTTCCAAGAGGCCAGCCCATAACCAATGGGGCATGGATTCTTAGTGGTTCGTTCCCCGGCACATACACTAGAACTTACGACCAATACTACCTTCAGATATTCACGGCTGTTGCCACTGGCACAATCACCAATAAGAATGTGACTGCAACCTTCTCTGCTGTTCCAAGCGGAGAGTGTGCTATCTCAGTAGTCGGCCTACTTGATGTTGCCACTCCTGCATCCTTCGATTCCAATGGCGGTCTGCCGTCACCCTATGTGGTTACTGGAATCAATGCTGATGTCGAGACCTTCTCAGCAAAGGTTTCCAACCGCAACGCGCCAGCACTCCTATTCGGAGCGATGATGTTAGCACCTTCAAACGCAGTAACAGTGGGAACAGGAATGAAAGGAATAGATGCCTATGACGCAACAGATTACTACCTTTGCACTGAATGTGCGATAGTCACAACCCCACAAGTTGACTATGCAATAACAGGGTCGGCTACCACCACACTCGGCACTTCAGGTGCTTGGATTCTAGTCGGATGCGTTGATGCCTATCTCCAAGCCAATGCCAGCAATGCGCCTTGGGTAACTGAGGACATCGGAGCAGAGGTTCAAGGAATCACAATCAAAGGCGGAGTAACGACTCCTGCAACTAGCACAGAAACGGGCGTTGCCAAATGGGAGATGCCGACAATCAGCGCAAGCACACCCTACCAGAAGGTAATCAACGACAGAAGCGGTGGCACTACAGGAGTGACCACGACTGGCACTACGTCAACAGTGCTTCATGATACCAATCTGAGTTTGACCGTGAATGCCCTAACAGGGCAGACTCTCACCTACACCAGTGGACAAGCAATGGGACAGAGCAGAACAGTCGCATCTAATACTGCGAATACGATAACCACAAGTCCTGCCTTCTCGCCAGCACCACTAGATGCCGGAGAGTCGTTCACCGTGTCTCCCTCTCTGATACAGACTGATACATCGAAGAAAGAGTCCATCATAGGGATAGGTGGACAAGAGAACAATTGGGAGACGACTACGACTACAGTAGCACCTTAAGGGTAGTTACTGAACCGCGTCCAGTCTTTTCGCAAGCATCTTAGCCATTACAGCAGGGTCTTCTGGGTAGGTTCCCTCTGGCATCTGGATGGCAAGTGCTCTTCCCTTATGCACAACATGGGCCATACCCTTCGTAATGGTTATCATAGACCCCTCTTCGGTCTCCCAATGGCCTAAAATGCCCTCTTTCTTCATCTCTTTTACCTCTTTCCAAGGCATGGGCAACCCTTAGTTCTGAGGGTATTTAAGGGTTCAGGATAGGGCAAACAAGGCTAAAATATGGGGTTTCGGGTTTCTAACTGCCTTGCCAGATTTGGAATCGGGCCTCTTTAGAGTTGTTATCTCCGACAATGAAGATATACTTCCCTGTTATGGAGATAGCAAGTCCAACAGCACTTGGATTTATGCCGCTAGTGTTAATCGTGTGAACAAGAGCACCCTTGCTAGAGACATAGTAATTGTCATTGCCATCGGCCCAGACCTGTATCGTTCCACCCGCACTTTGGCGAACACTAGGCCCAAGACCTAGATTGTAAGGACTACCACCAGAATACAGTGTTGCTTTACTTGTCCCATCAAACTTGCAAGTTACCAATCTGTCGTTACCCGTTCCATCCTCAATGAACGCTACCCACCCATTAGTTTCGTCAATGGATGCGGCAGTAACATTGATACTATTGGTCAGACCTGCGCCATCAACCACCACATCATGAACCTTTGTGTAAGTGGTATAGGTTCCATCTGTAGAAACACCAGAGATTGTTCCAGTCACGGCAAGGTTTCCGCCGATAACATACCGGACATTGTGGGAAGGACTGTCAACTCCTGTCTCCCAACCATCCTCTACAATCTTTACTCCTTCATCGGTAGGCATGACAAGGATAGTAGGGAAGAGGAACTATTTAAGGCTGTCCCTTGGGTTTCACAGAAGGGATGATAGGGGTGGCTAGAGGCGCAAGAGTGGTGGCCAACTCATTCACCTTGGTTCCGACTGTTTGAAGTTTCTCTAGAAGAGGTTGGTCGTGCTTTGTGCTGGCCATTGTTATGAGCATGGCTATAGCCGTCTGAAGAGCCTTGGTGTTGTTGATGGCCAAGTCTATCTTCTTTTCCTCAATCATCTTCTTTATCTGCTCAATCCGCTTCTCGAAGATTGCTATGGGGTCTTCCGGCACGAAGTTCATAGGCTGGATTGCCGCCGGATGGAATTTGGGTTCAGGATTGATTCCCTCTTCATCAATCAACGTGACCGTTCCCCGGCCCTGTTCATCCTTGAATACCTCTTGTGCCATAGACAGAACCTATACAAGTTTGGCTTATAAGGATTCTGTTTACCCACACCGTCCATACCCGCATCCGTAGCAGGTGACGCAACCATTGTAGTGAACAAGAGCGAGTTCGTGACATTCAGGACACTCTTCTGCTGATGCAACAAAGAAACTCATAGTTTGTAGGCACTCTATGGTGGGTAGGCGTTATAAGTGTTGTCGTTACTAAAGGTCTATAAAGTCAGCCGAAAACAACCAGAGCAAGACCAAGAGCCATCCGTAGTGCTCTTCCTATCTGCCAGTAGTTGTTGTCCTTGACACCGTTGCCATACCTAGCCCAATAGATGATGTTGGCTCCGCCCTCTAGAGCGAAGAAGGAACCTATCGCCACAATCCAAATCAAACTCTGCACCGCGTTATGGCCTCTGGGTAGGTGATGACGGGCGCATATCGAGCAGTGATGACAACATCGAGCGAGTCGAACTGTGGCTGTGGCCAGACATCTATACTGATTGGACGCTTGGTGACGAAGTAACCTACAGGAGCATAACATCCGTCAAAGGCTGTCTGAACGACATAGGCCGCTTTCGGATTAATCATCGGGCTTCTCAGAGCCTTGATTCCCGACATCTTGACTCCATACGAGTATTTCTTGTCGTTCATAAGGACGTTGTATTTGCCTACATCATCCAAGTTCTTGATGACATTATCGAGATGGGGATACCTGTGTGGAAGCCAACTGAAACTCTTCTTGCTGGCCGCTTCAAAGACCTTTGCAATGTCGTTGTCTATGGCGTTGGCAGTGTGTGTTGCGGCTCTCCTGAACTGGTCTTCTACGATGGTGTAGATGCCGTCTTCGAGCATCTCTCTAGCAAGCCGGACTCTCATTCCAATCTTGTAGGGTGTGATGGTGATAAGGTCGTAAGGTTTGAAGTCCATCATAACTCCGTTTCCATCGGCAGTTCGACCTATCAGCGCATTAGCCCCTGCCCCTTGCTGTTTAGGAATGGTGGCTGTTGCCCCTACTCTGATGAAGAAGTCTTGAAGAATCTGCTTTATCTCTAGTTTCGGCATTATGAGTTCTACGAAGCGTTTCGTCAGTTCAGGATAGAACAGGGCGGGAGAGCCGGGAGCCGGAGACGGTGTTGACACACTTGGCCTACCTTCAAGATACCCAGACTCTTGGAATCTGCTCATAGCCCACATCAGTTCGCCCCAATAGGCTGGAAAGGCTGACTCCGCTTCTTTGTGTGGGTATCCCTCTGCTGGATGCGGCTCTTCAGTCAC